GTTCAGGAAATTTAAAAGAACTTGCATCTACAGAATCAACTTCTTCTCCAGTAAGTTTCTTTATTAAATCAATGTATCCTTGCTCAGAAAAGACTTCTAAAACAGATACATACATTGCATCTGACTTGTCAAGAAGTTTTGAATTGGGGTCCCACATAACGTTATTATTAGCTTCAATTATAGGTTTTCTAATAATAATTTGATTTTTATCCCCAATTCGTTTAGTGGCATATTCAGCTCTTAATTCCCAAGCACCTACTCCAGATACAACTGTTTCTATTTGAGCATTACTAAAAGCTTCAATAGAAGTATTTTTATTGCAATCTGCTCGATATAAACCATCTATAAGTTCTGCAGAATCATCTCTAGTTTCATCTTTAGGTACAAAATCAATTTGTACAGGATTCATACTTAAATCAGATAAAATTTGACGACCTGCTTTTCGTAATATATTAAACTCTCCACGATAAGCTAATTGAGAATCCTGTAGAACATTTTCATCCCATTGTGTAATCCAATAGAAAACTAAATCATCTGCTCCACGTTCTCGAGTAGTTTGAGATGCAGTATAAGCTTTATCATGTAATCGTTTTAATTCAGTTAATTCCAAAGGCATTATGCCACCCTTCTATATTTTCTATTTCGTAAAATTGCACCTTCACCTATTGCTTTAATTGGTTTTGGGCGCAATTGAGTACCAAACACAGGGGTATGAACTTTTTTAAACAACATTTTTACAGAATCTGCCAGGTTTGGTGAAGGTATTTTAAATTTTCTAAGCATCTCTTCTTTTGTGTATAATTCAAACATTCCATTAGGGTTTGGTTTAATTGGTAGTCTACATAATTCAGCTCGCAATTTTGTTAATTCAGACATATCTGAAGAGAAGGATATCATAGTATCAGGATCTGTATAGACATGCTGGGTAACAGCAACGTATGTACGATATATACGATTACGCAATTCAAAGTAGTATTGAGCTCTGCAATTCTTAATGGCTTCTTTATTTGTTTTTTGATTATGTATAGTGGCTTTATCTGCTGGTTCATATGGTGCATCAGGATTATCCACTGTTTCAGAACCCTTATATTGTGCAATGATTGTATGTTTACCCTCAAAAGAGTTATTGACTTGACGATTTAAACCAATACCAAGACCATCACAATCCCAAAGAAAAATATCTGAATCACTTTTGATTGCAAGACCGGTTGCCCAATCGCACCCTTCGTTTATATCTCCAGAGGTTTTCTCTTCAACATCTAAAACTACTGAACCATGCCGAAAAGCATATCCTTTTGCATCTTCACCTCTATCAGAAGGATCATGGGCTGCTACTCGGGAACCTAATGGCTCAAATCCGAGTTTTAAGTGAGCATCAACACAAGCATCAAACCACTCAGCCATTATAAGAGCATTTTCTACAGAATCATTAAAAGCACCCTCCCAAATATGATCATAAAGAGCACGTGGTAGTGTAGAAAAATCATGTTTACGTTCTTCTTCTAATTCTTTAGGAAACCAGGGATTATCACTATGATTAATTTTGACAATATAGTGTAAGTCATCCTCAAAGTAACCATTTTTATCTAATTCTCTTTGGTATGGATTAACAAATCTTTCTGAAAAAGGATCTGCAGCACTCATAGGGTTAGCAGATATCCATAATTCTGAATCTTCTTCACGTAAAGTGGGGGTAAGGATTTTCAAGCTACTGTCTGATATAAATTGTCCTTCCTCAAGCCAGAAATATTTAAAACCATACATTGACTTAACCGCTTCGATCGACCGTGCCAATCCTCGAAAACGGAAACCCCCACCAGACGTATGTTTAATTTTATTATGTAGAGATTTAAAACCAGGAATTCGGAGTCTTTTTATTTCAGCATTCAACAAAGCATAAACACTATCGTCAAGACTATTTTGGAATTCCCGGAGACATCCTATAAGAGCTTTTTCTACTTGGACTTTATGAGCAAGCATATCAGCAAACGTCATAGATTTGGCACCACCACGACCACCATATGCTATCTTATAACGTTTCTTTTTAGTTATAAATGGTTTTAATTTCAGTGGTATTTGCATTTGCAATTCAGGCATCTAATTTACCTATTATTTCTCCAAGAATTCCTTTTATCTCAGCATAGTTTGCATGTATTGTTTTTCTATCTTCTTCAATATCATCTTTTAGACCATCAATTTTTTTACATATACCAGTTTGACATTTATCTTGATTAGCATTACACGCTTTAGCTGTCATAAAAAATCCCTTCATCAATGCAACCATAACTCCTCCAAGAGCAATCATTACAGCAACAATTGTACCAATATTATGCCAGTCTATATTCATCAAAAAACATCTTCTACTAATTTTTTATGGTAAGAAGAATATCCGCCTAAGCATACTCCTAGATATATTGGATGTCTAATATAAAAAGGTTTTTTACGTGCTTTCATGGCTTCTAGAAATACTGAATTAGCCATATTAAATTTAATAACTGGAATAGAATTACTACGAAAAAGATAGTCATGTAAAACTCCCTCACGATGAGCCGTACCACCCCAAAAGGAAAAAATAATGGGTACTCGAGGGACTGAAGCTAAATCAGTTTGAAAAATACTGGGGATTATAACTACATCTTTCAGTAATTCAGAATAATATTCTAGTGGTGAATTGAGAACCCAAATATCATCACTTTTATCTGATAATAAAGAAATATCTAATTTTGATTGGAAGTGACTTTTCATTTATCTCCTTTTAGTATTTGGATGACTCTGTAAATGGAGATGTGGGCCTCGACCAGTATCATGGTATATTAAACATTCTTTTTCAGGACGATCAGGATCATACTGATATCTATTATTTATTTTTTCACAAATATCAAATATACTACTTTGTGACATACTCCGACTTCGAAAATCAATTCCTCGATAATAACCATGAACTCCTGAATCATTTTCCCGATATGCTGAAGTTATAACTGGTATAAATGAAATTCTATGAAAAAGCTTACAAGCATCTAATGTCATTTCTACAAGAATAGAGTGAAATGAATTTTCTACTAAACCTGCAAATATTTTATCACTTTTAATAAGTATCATTTCTTTTTCTTTGTAGGTTTAAATCCATGCTTTACAGCTTGAGCTACTCGTTCAAAGTTATCACGTTTCTTCTGGGATTTAAAACGTCGAATAGACCCATCCGACATCTTCAGTTTATTTTTTCCAACTTTCATCTATTTTCCTTATTTCTCCGTCTTGTTTTGGTGGATCATACATTATTGCAGTCTTTAATCCCTTTCTAGTTTTAAATCCTTTCACATATATCTCATAACCACCCATAAATGTCACATAGACGGGAATAATCTTGTCAGTTTTCTTATTCACTAAACACCACATTATTTCTCCTTTTTGCTGGCATCCACAACCGTTATTTTCCATTCCGTGGTATTTTCATCCCTCTCCAGAGTATCAGAAACCAAGAGTGGATTTTGTATCAGTAAATCACCGAGTACAGTTGTTAAAGACCGCAATACCTGAGCCGCCCTGGGATCATCTGACTTTAAACTCTGAGCCATTTCAATAGCTTTATGCAGAAGTACAGTTTCCAGTTCTACATATTTTGGTCCGAGAAACTTTTGTTTCAAAATAGCGAAGGCCTTAGTCTGAGAAGATGTCTCACTGCCCAATTTGGTAAGAACATCTTCAAGAGACGTAAGGCCTTCAAGGTCTAATGGAGTCCCGGATGCCAAAGGAATACGTTTCCAACTTTGTGAATTGAACTTAAGTACTGGTTCGGAAACACTATGTTCCATCGCTAAATCTTTAATGGAAATCCCTAGAACTTCGTACTTAAACTTCAACAGATCCCAGTTAATATCTTGCATAATCGTTTCCTATCTTTAAGATTCGCATAGTATTATTATATCATAGTTTGATGTCTTTGTAAAGCCTTTTTTGTGCGGGGTTTGAAAATAGTTCTGGATTTGTGTATTTGCTGGATGATGGTATTTAAAGAAGCCTATAATGCTGGATGATGGTATTTAAAGAAAATAAAACTGGTAAAGTAAAATTCAGGGATGCCTATAATTGACCTTCCGAACGGCAAAATCTTTTTTTAATAAAAGAGCCCCCGCCGGGTCCCATTCAGCAAGTGAGTACCATTCAGCAGATGAATCCAGTTCAGTCGCTGGACTCTATTCAGTAGTTGAATCTGGTTCAGCCATTGAGTCTAATTCAGCTGCTGGATCCCGTTCAGTAGATAAGCCAAGTTCAGTCATTGGATCCCATTTAGTAAGTGAGTCATAATGTGGTGTGCCACAATGTAGTATACCACAAAGTAGTACTTTGACTACAACCACAATGTAGTACTTTGACTATGACCACAAAGTGGTAGTAGTCAAACTACCACAAAGTAGTACCATTCTAATGAATATTATTCATAAATTAAATTTAAACTATTTTCACAAGTACTACATTGTGGTATTTACATTTTAAAATTAATGATTATATTTATAATATGAGAGAATTAAATAGCCAAATAAATCCAATTCAATCATTGAGCCAAATTCATAAAAGGAAGGAGGTGATATCATATGATTTAGATTCATTTGTTAAGAGCCGATTCATAACACAAACGTCAACTCACAAAATGAAAAGGATTAATCAAATGAAAGCCATCAATCAAATGAACAAAGAAGAATTGTTGAGTGAAGTTCAACGTTTACAAGAAGAATCATTAAATAAGGATGAATTAATTCTTGATCTTCAAGTAAAACTTGAATCTTCATCAAAGGATGGGCGAAAATCACAAGTCTTGGCCTTACTCAGAGAACACAAGACAATCAGTATTCTTGAAATCGCTCAGTCTTTGAATATCTCCACAAAGAATGTATCTTCACAATTAACTTATCTTCGCTCTGATGGACATGCGATATTCACTGATCCAAATGGACGTAAAATGTTGGTTGAGACTCAATCATCTGATGATGATTCAGATGATGAAGATGATTCAATTGATGAGGATGAAGTAGAAACTGAGTAGTCAAACATTTAACAAAGCCGCGTCATTAAATTGACGCGGCTTTTTTTATTTCTAGCATTTACAAATTAAGCCTGTATCATAATATGACACAGGCTTTTTTTATTTGTGTCATTCATCAAAATTAGCTGGTAACAATCCAGCCGGTTTTTGAGCTCCAGCATTGGCAGACCAATCCTACCGCACAAATCTATCAAACAATTTAACCTATAACGGGGGGAGCATTGCTGAGTGGTTCAGGGTCAGCATCACAAAATAAATTGCACAGTTCATCCAGCAACACAAACTGGACTTGTGCGTATTCCAAAGGAAGTCGTACGAGTTAATTCAGCACTGCTTTGTATATCCGTCATTCTTTAATTATTCTTAGTTATTTCAATACTTTATATATCTTTATTAGTGATTATAGTAATATAAGAATATATACTAAAAATATATAATGTATTATACCATAGGCTTTCTTTTAAAATCGACCCACTTTTCATTCTTAGCACTGTGCAAGTCCATCCAGCACTCTAAGTGCTTGATTTTATTACATTTTTTTGAAAAGTGCACATTTTAGTGCCCCGGTAAAAATGCACTTAGTAAGTCCATTCAGCGTTATTTTCATTATATCCAGCACCGCGTGTTTACACTTAGCATCATATATGTTATAGTAAAAATAAAAGAAATTAATAAAGGGAGGTTTAATGAATAACAGCAGACGTTATCCAACAGAAGAAGAGAAGACCACTATATTAGAATTATATAAGTGCCACTTTACTGCAAAAGAAATAGCAAAACAAATTCCTTTTGGTTATCAAACTATTCAAAATTATTTCAGAGGTTTCAAACTTATGAAAATTCAGAAGTATAACCGATTAGATTTAATGCCAAAAGGAGAATGCAATGATGCCCAATGTAATACCAGATAAAAACAATTTAATCAATAAAATTAAAAAGAATATACCTACTGAATTATTATACCAACCTATTTGGTTAGCGTATTATTACAAAAAGAATAAAAATGGAACACTAACTAAACCTCCTTGTTCCCAGCAAGGTCATAATGTGTCAGGTGATAGTCCTGGAGTATCCTTTGATGAAGCATGTCAAGACGGATATCCTGGAATTAAGATAAATGAGCATACAGATCTTATCGCATTTGATGTAGATGATAAAGAGGCCAAACTGGGAAATAGAACCTTTGATTTAAACAATCTATCCCAACCCTTCAAAGAATTTGTAATAAACCAAGATTCATACATGGAATACTCACCATCTGGATGTGGCTTAAGAATTCTGATGACATGTAATAATAAAACTGATTTACCAGGTCGTGTAAATCTGTTGAAAGATAAATGTATAGGTGGTGAACTGTTTATTAATTCAGGATATGTTACCATAACTGGAGAACAAATAAGTGGTGATAAAATCAATGGTATATCAGCAAAAGAATTAGAAGAATGGTATAAACCTCAAAAAGCTGAAATAATTGATTTACCTATTGAAAACTTTAAACATCCTGAGATTTCTTTGGTAATGCAAGCATTACAACTTTGTAAACTTGATCAATGTGGTAGAGTAAAAGAAGCCTATGAAAACATAATACAAGAGGAATATAACCACTATGATTATTGGTTAAAGATAATGTCAGCTTGTCATAATTATGCTGAAACAACAAATCAAATGGCTGAAATGACATCTGCAGTGGTATTGTGGTCTCAAACTGATGAAATATCCTTTGAGAGTGATGAAGATGTGATAAACCATTGGGCTTCATTATCAAATAATGATTCTGGTATTACTTACAACACATTGTTTAAATTCGCCAAACTCTTAAAGTTTGAATGGCCGAATGAAATATATGATAAACAAGGTCCTACGGGAAAACCAATGGTGAATAGTCCCGTTAACTTTAGATATTTAATGGATTACTTTAATATCAAGTTTTGTAGGGATATATTTAATGGTAGTACGTATATTAGGACAGGCAGGGATATAATAAATAAGTTCTTTCTTCCGCATGGAAATGCAGGTTTATACTTTGGGATGGCA